GCTGGCAAGACGTCCATCATCAACGCGATCTGCTACGCGCTGTACAACAAGCCGTTCGACAGCATCTCGCTGCAGCGCCTCATCAACAGCACGAACGCCACCAAGAACACCCTCATGGAGGTGCGGCTCGTCTTCGAGAAGGACGGTGCCGAGTACGAGATCTACCGTGCCCGTGGTGAGAACTACACGATCGAGATCCGTCGGGACGGCGAGGACATCACTCCAGGCAAGGGCGTGACCGAGTGCGACAAGCTGATCGAGGACATCATCGGCATCTCGTACGAGCTGTTCACGAAGACGATCATCTTCAGCGGCAACTCGCAGGCCTTCCTGCAGCTGCCGATCGCCCAGCAGCGCAACCAGATCGAGGAGCTCTTCAACATCACCATGCTGTCCGAGAAGGCGCAGCTGCTGAAGGAGAAGATCCGCGCGACTGAAGGCGACATCAAGGTGGCTGAGGCCGTGTGCGCCCAGCAGCAGGTCGCGATTGACCTGCATGCCAAGCACGTGAAGGAGGCCAAGCAGCGCGTCGACCGCTGGGAAGCTACCCGCAAGGCTGAGATCGCCCAGATCGAGGAGACGCTGGCCACCCTGAAGACGGTGGACTTCGATGCCGAGAAGGTGCTGCACGACGAGCGCGGTCACCTGAAGGAGGAGGCTGCCTACCTCGCTGCCAAGCTGGGACCGAAGAAGGTGGCGCTCAGCCAGCTCAACCGCGACGTCGAGAAGCTGATGGCCGAGCAGGCGCACCTCGCCGACGCCAAGTGCCCGTACTGCTCGCAGAACTTCGCTGACAGCGAGGCGAAGCTGCGCGAGGTGGAGAAGCAGATCGAGCAGAAGGGCCAGCGCCTGATGGACCTGGACCTGGAGGTACAGTCCCTGCAAGGCAATGCTGACGCCCGTATGGAGCGGCTCGCCGTGGTTGAGGGCGCCATCAAGCACCAGAACTTGGACGACCTGCTGAAGGCGCGTGAGGGTGCAGCCGCCCTGACCGCCAAGCTGGAGGACCTGCGCACCGCTTCCAACCCGCACCTCGACGCGCTCGAGCACCTGGAAAGCGAGAAGGTGGACGCCGTGAACACCGGCAAGGTGGACGCGCTTCGCCGCCGCCTGGACCACCAGAACTTCCTGCTCAAGCTGCTGACGGACAAGAACTCCTTCCTGCGTCGCCGCATCATCAACCAGACGATCCCGTTCCTGAACGGCCGGCTGAACCACTACACAAAGACGCTCGGCCTGCCGCACGTCGTGAAGTTCGACGCCGACATGAGCTGCACGGTGGCGGAGTTCGGTCGTGAGCTGGACTTCGGCAACCTCTCAGCCGGTGAGAAGAAGCGCGTAAACTGCGCAATGGCGCTCGCGTTCCGGGACGTGCTACACCATCTGCATGCCAAGACCAATCTCCTGCTCATCGATGAGCTGGACGGCGCTCTCGACCAGAATGGAATTGATGCAATTGTGCGCCTTCTCAAAGAGAAGGCGCGTGATGAAAACATGAGCATCTTTGTCATCTCGCATCATCCATCAATTGCCGGAAGACTGGACCAGAACCTGCGCATCGTGAAGGAGAACGGCTTCTCGCGGGTAGAGGTGGACTGACAGTAAATAGGAAGTTGACAGGAGACACGCATGCCATTCGCCACCAATGCACGGGAAACCCAAATTGCACTTGCCAGGCTCTCAGGAGCTGTTGGTCAGCTTGGAGCAGCGGCCCGCACCATCATGCAATTGCGCGAGCAGGAGTTTCAGACGCGCTACGGTCAACGTCGTATCAGCCATCCACTTGAAACTGTGGATGCTTCGATCGATGCAGTTGAGGCTGACATGGCAGCGACCTTCGATCCTGCACAGATCACTCTGCTTGATGCTGAAATCACCAAACTCACCACCGCAGCCGCTGCGGTAGAAGCGCAACTGTCATGAAGCTACTCGCCGAACTCCTCTCCCTCCGTGAAGAGGCCATCGAAGTCCGTCCTGCCGAAGAGGTCTGGAAGGAAAACAAGGACGACGCCAAGACGTTCATCCCAACCGTCGTCTACTCCGTGAAGGAGAATGACGACGCCGACCCGAAGGTCTGGGAAGTCTACAAGGACACCGACAACAAGCGCAAGCTGGTCGGCAAGTTCGAGACGTCCGAGTTCGAGGACCTGTACGTTCCAGTGCGCGCCAACCAGAGCCCAGACGCCGAGGGCTACACGCTCTACCGCGACAACACCGAGGTCGAGGCCTTCAAGTACGACGGCGACACCGTGAAGCTCGAGCTGGATGAGGGCGGCAAGACCACCACCCTGAACAAGGGCGACTACCTCATTCGTGAAACCGAGGACGACAACTTCGTCTACGAGGTCCAGTCCTCGAAGTACTTCGAAACTGACTTCACCGAGAAGAAGTGAACAAGCTCCTGCGTCACGTGCTGGACGACGTCACCAATGAGGTGAAGGCCGCCAACGATGCGTGGCGTAAGGACTTTGGCGCCAACTTCGATGCATTCAAGCTCCATGCCACCGAGCACAAGGACGGCAGTGTCTTCTGCGTCATTGACACGAACACCAACCTTGACCAAGAGTGCGGCCACGACTTCATGGACGGGCTGAAGGAGCTGATGGACACCGAGGGCTACCTCGACACCATGTCGCCGGTGCAGGTGCAGTTCAAGCCAGTTCACGCGCGCTCACGAACCTTCTCGTTCTGGCTGACGGTGCCCAAGCTGAACGAGAGCGTCGAGCTGCTCAACAGCGTTGCCCGAAAGATTGTGCGGCGCTTTGACCACATCGAGGACGATCGCTTTGACGAGAAGGGCAAGGCGCGTCCGTACTCCATCAAGATCGAGCAGGCCGGTTCTACGTTCATCGTGCACTTTGTCGCAAAGGGTGCCACGACGTTCGGTGAGCTTTTTAAGGCCATCGATAGGTTCAAGGAAGTTGTCTACGACTACAACTCAAGGAACATCCTGCACGTGCAGGTTGAGGACGGCAGCCCAATGAAGCCGTTCAGCCTTGAGCTCAGGTTGATGGACTAAGGTAGCGCGGGTAAATACTCGTACGCAACCTCCCTATCTCAATCATGCCAGAACTTCCTGTGGGCGCCACAACCCAACCCATCACCGCCGTTCAGCAGGCTGCCAAGAAGCGCAAGATGCGCCCAGGTGGCGGCAAGGCCAAGGGCAACGGCTTTGAAGGCACGATCGCCAAGAAGCTCACAGCTGCGCTGCAGCCGCTCAACTTCATCCGCACTCCAGGTTCAGGTGCCCGCGTTGGCGGCAAGAACTTCGACACCATCGGTCAGATGTTCGGCGAGGACGCGCTGAAGATCTTCGTCGGCGACGTGTGCGTCGTGAACGAGCGCCAGACCGGCCTGAAGTTCATGCACTCGATCGAGTGCAAGTTCTACGCCACACCTGACAACTTCACCTCCCTTGTCGCTGGCACCGCCAACGTCTTCAAGTGGTTCGGTGAGGCCATTGACGATGCAGCGAAGGTAGACAAGAACCCGCTCCTCATCTTCAAGTGGAACCACACGCCCATCTTCGTCGGTGTCGACCTGACCTTTGACAAGGCCACCTACACCGAGCTCGCGCTGGCCTTGAGCCGCGCCAACCTGCAGCCGCTGCTGTCGCTCGTTACCAAGGAGCGCTGCATCGACCTGTTCTACCTCGACGACCTGCTCAAGGTACCAGGCTTCTGGTACACCCAGGCCTAACTTCCTACCTCTCATGAACGATACTCTCCCAAAGTGGAGCGTGCGGCTTGCCGCTTCCCGACCTGCTACCAACCCCGGCTTCTCTGACCTCATTCCGTTGGTCAGCCACCACTTCAACCTCCATGTGCAGGCCGCCGAGTTCCTTGGTCCATACAACGCCAAGCAGCGCGGTGCCAACCGCCCGTACCACGCTCCGGACAAGGAGACGCTGCGCCAGGTCATCCGCCAGGGGCGCGTCAACGACTTCACGTACCAGGCCTTCCTGAACGGGCTGATCCGGTTCTGCGAGCAGACAAAAGGTAACCGAGCCCTGCCGACCCCGCACCCCTCGGTCATCCACTCCATCCAGCTGCCCATCCCCGCTTTTGAGTGTACATCTGCCGGGAATGGTGATACAATGGTTCAGATCGCCGGTGTTGATACCCCGCTGGTGGTGAAGGGGCTCCGTCAACCTGAGGAAGTCAAGTTCATCATCGTGCGGCCGAAGCTGAGCCAGCTCGGTACCGCCTCGGCGAAGGATTGGGAGGTGCTCTTCTGGCGCACCAACCTCGGTTACATTCCGGATTGGGCAGACACACAGCTCAACCCTCGATATTCGGGGGTATTTTAGGTTACACTTTTGCATAAATACGTGAAGAGGTGTTTATGCAGAGAGCAGACAGGCGGCAATATCACTACATCTACAAGATCACACGTGACGATGGAAAATACTACATCGGCATGCACAGCACCGACGATCTTGATGATGGCTATTTTGGTAGTGGGCAGCGCATCTCGCGCTCCATCAAGAAGCATGGTAAGGAACGGCACATCAAGGAGATCCTCGAGTTCCTACCAACACGCGAAGAACTTCGTCTTCGGGAGAAGGAACTTGTAACTGAAGAGCTGCTCGGCGACGAAATGTGCCTGAACCTGGCTCTTGGCGGGCAGGGTAGAACTTCTGAAGAAGCAAGGGCCATCTGGTCCATTCCTGGCATGCGTGAGCAAATCAGTGACAGTCAAAGACGGGCATGGGAAAATGCAGATGAACGAAGAGCCCAAACATCTGCAAGATCGGCTGAGCTCTGGAAAGATCCAATCTACCGTGCTAAGCTGCTGAAAAGCCTGTCTGACCGATCACCATCGCAAGAGCATCGAGCAAGTATTTCACAGCACGCTAAGGATCGATGGGCTGGCATGACAGAAGAAGAGCGAGCTACCATCATCTCGAAAATCAGTGAAACTTGCAAGGCACGTGGTAATGGATGGGAAGGCAGAAAACACAGCGAAGCTACGAAGGCAAAGATGAGCGCATCTGCCAAAGCGCGACCTGCACGAGGACCCCTATCGGTCGAAACTCGTGCTAAGATAGCACAGAAGGCGCGTGAGCGCCACAGAGGAACTACATGAACGGCAAGCAGGCAAAGCGGCTCCGCCGCGCAGCTCTCGGGCTGGCAACCACCCTCTCCGAGGCTGGCAAGGACATCAAGAAGGACGGCTACGTCGTGAAGAAGCACGAGAGCCACTTCAGCCCGTCGTCCGTGCTCAGCGACCCAGAGGCGCTGCAGAACCCGCCGGTCCAGCCCAACCGGCCAGCTTCCTACCAGCTGCTCGTCCGCAAGGACAGCCTCAAGGGCATCTACAAGCAGCTCAAGTCGGCCAAGGCATGAATACGCAGGCAGCGGCCGACCTTCGGAAGGCCATCGACGACATCTGCCACATGCAGGCCTGGGCCTCCTCGGCTCGACCCAAGGAGAGTGTCGCCGAGCTGCTGACGCACCTCTACCGAGCTCGTGTCGAGCTTGAGAAGCTCTACGCGCAGGCAACGAAGGCCTGATCCCGTGACGGTCATCTACAAGGTGCGCACGAAGGAGGCCCTTCCTCCTTCGCACCCGCTGCACGTGAGCCGCTTCTACGGCCGCGAGCGGCTGCACCGAAAGAAGATGCAGGACCGCCAGGACCTCATCCTCTACCTTGCCTCGCTGCACTCCAACGCGGTTCGCGCCTGCGCCCGCCTTCACCAGCCGCGCGGCTTCTGCACCGTCAAGCTGCGGCTCACCACGCTGCGCGAGTGGGTCTATGACTTTCAGCCGGCACTTGACTACTTCTTCGAGGTGAAGCAGCTCGGCTACAACTTCGGCGAGGAGGCGAACGAGGTCAGCACGCTGATCCCGCGCTACATCGACATCCCGGAGCTGGGGCAGAAGCTGGCCGGCTACCTCGTTCCTGACCGCCCTGAGGGCACGCAGTCAAAGGTCTACATTCAGCAGCAGCACGCCGAGAGCATTCGCACGCGCCTGATGGACGAAGGCCGCTACGACCTGCTGCCTCCAGTTGAGTGGCTGCTAGAGCGCCCCGAGGTCAACTTCATCTTCGATCGAAGCGGCCGCCTGCGCCAGCGCGACACCTCCATCTGGCCGGTGCAGGCGGTAGAGACATGGCCGAGCTGGCTGCGCGAGCAGCTCTTCGGACCCGGCATCGACATCGAGGCGGCGTACACGCAGTACCTGCTTGGTCACCTGCGAAAGCAGTGCAGCCCCGAGATGCTGCAGCTGATCTACCCTGACCTGCTGCGCTCCATCGAGGACAAGGCAGCTTGGAGGCGCGAGTTGGCTGAGCTGATGGGAGTGGGCACCGACGATGAGGGCATCTCGCTGGTGAAGCGCGTGTGCATGAGCCTTGCCAACGGCAGCCGCATCTCTCCGGCCATCCTGACGGGTGGCGGTGGGTTCTCAGTCACGGCCGACATCATCGTGCAGAACGCTGAGGACCTCTCGCTGGAGCGCCTCAACCGCATCGGCAGTCGGTTGCAGTACATCTCAACGCAGTACAGCAACGCCAAGCGGTCGGTCTGCATCTCGGTCTTCCGCACCAACCCAAGCCGAGCCAACCAGCGGCGTGTTTTTGCCTCATACTTTGAGTGGGAGCGCGAGGCGCGCTACCGCATCTGGGAGGCGTGCGACCACCATGGGATCATGGTGCACGACGGCATTGACGGCATTCCGCAGGAGTACCTTGACCGCCTGCCAACTATCATTGAGGAGGTCGGCCTTCGGCTGACGGTGTGATGCTGTTCGAGGTATTTGAGACCTGGGAATACAACGACGATCGTGTAGGATCAATTGCGCCAATGCTGCGCGAGATGGGCTGGGTGCAGGAGAAGACCAATAACTCGATGATGTGGTACCTTCCCGACACGAAGCTGCGCCTTACCTTCAATGACATGTACAACGCGTTCACGCTCGAGCGTAAGCTGGACACGATCGTCATCGTGGAGGAGAAGGGCCTTCTTCCAGGCAACAACGTCGTTGCCTCCTTCACCAATACGACCGTGCTGTTTGGCCGCCGCAAGGCAGGTGAAGAGATTGAGCACTTTCGAAAGGTCGTCTCCCAGCGCATGATCGAGTGCTACTTCCCGGAGGGCGAATGATGAAGCCGTTCAAGCGGTCAATGGTCGAGGACTACCTCGTCAACGTCATGGGTGCTACTCTTGTGACGGACAGCAGCGCCTCTACCATCTTCACCTACCAGCTCACCGATGATCTCAGCGTGAGCCTGCGCTACCACCACACCGCACGTCTTGACCAAGGCATTCACCTCGGTTCTCTCACGTGGCAAAAGGACGGTGAACCAGCCAAGCTGGAGCTGCTGAGCGGGATGTCCGATGAGGCCATCTGCAAGTACATCGTCCATCGAACCCTGCAGCTCACCCTCTAACAGCGCGCGCCAGATACGGCATTAGTACGAAGATAGCGCGCCGATGGCAGCTCAGGAAAATCCCCTCAAGCCCTTCATCCGCTTCTACATGGAGCGGATGCTTGGCTGTGCTGCAGTTCCAAACGACGACTGGGGCTTCATTCTCGACAACCGCTTCTACCTTAGCTTCATGCCTGGGTACGTTGGTAGCACCATCTACGGCTGCGCCCTAAAGGTATCGCTGCTTCACCGTGTTGATGATGACGGCGGCTTCATGGCAACTCGACTGAAGAACCTCACGCAGCCCCTCTGCTGCGTGAACGTTGATGACGATGCAGGAATGGAGAAGCTGAAGCTTCAGCTCCGCACGCTCTGCATCGACCTGCTGTTTGACCAGTTCTAGTAGACCGGAAACGGTGACTTCGCGGCCAGCTCGAGCCGCTTGTTGATGAACTCCACCGCGATGTCGCGCTCGACCGCCGACATCCCCAGTACCGTCTCGTAGGGGATCGCGCCTCGGGAGAAGTAGGCGATCTCGACCGCCGACTTGAGCAGGTTTCGTACGTCTAGTGCCATCGAGTTGATCATGTCGGTGACCCTGCTCGCGTCACCGCTCATGATCATTCGGTGAAAAAAGAGATGGGGTTGAGCGGCAGCTCGACCTTCATCACCTCTCCGCAGTCACGGCACTTCAGGTCCACCGTCTGGGCCGGGCCCCAGTCCACCATCTTCTCCATGACGTCGGTGATCCGGTTCTGCATCACCGACGTCATTGCCTTCACCCACGCCTCGATGAGCGCCTTGTCGGTGATGTCATCGACGCTGGCGATGGTGTTCGTCAGGTTGAAGACGATGTTGGCCTTGATGTCGTCAGCCGTCAGCTCAGTCTTGCCGGCGTTCAGCTGGTACAGCTTGATCATGTGCTCGAACGTGACAGGCAGCAGCGTCACCACCTGGCCGTTCTGCAGCGTCACCTTGAACTGGTCGACCAGGGTCGGGTCCAGCTGCTTCATGGCCATCACCTGCTCCTCGATGTTGACCATGTAGGAGTGCTGCTTGGCGTTCTCGCAGGTGTGCTTGACGTTGATCTCGAAGTTCGGGCCGTAGGTGACCAGGCGCAGGTAGAACATCAGCGCGTCGATGTCACGACCGAACAGCTGGAGCGGCTTCTTGACCTCAGGAACGCACTCAGCGCAGACCTCCTCAAGGGCCTTGCCGTTGAACAGCAGGTCCGGGTTCTTGAGCGAGATCTCGGTCAGCGCGGACATCGGGTGCACGTGGACCTCACCCTCTTTGCTTGACAGCTCACCGTCCTTGTAGAGGGCGCCTCGGCTGGGCAGCTGGAAGGTTCGACCTGGCAGCTTCAGCTTCGCGAGCAGGGGGTTCTGGGCTTGTGTGTTTTCCATCTAGTCTGACCTCGTAAATAGGCTACCACGTATTTACGCGCCTACCCAGGCGCGACCCGGACGCTCCAGGATGGATCAAGTCGACATCACAGGCGAGGCGCTAAAGCTGCTTCAGCGCATCACAAAGGCGCTGGAGGGATCGTCAGCCACCGTTGCAGGTGGTGCCCCCGCCCGAGGTGGCCGAGTTCCAGTCAACCGCAGCAACAAGGACCCGATCAAGGCCACGGCTGCGGCAATGGACGACCTTGGTGGTAGCACCGACCAGCTTGACAAGCGGTTCCGTCGCCTTGACCGCACGATGTCGGTCACCGTTGGCCGGTTCGGCATCCTCAACAAGACGCTGAAGGCCAAGGCCCCAGGCATCTCGACACCGGCAGTCAACATGCAGCCGGTGGAGAAGGAGGTTGAGAAGGCCGCCGAGGGCGTCAATGAGAGCACCGGCAGCATCATCAGCCGCTTTGCCAAGACAGCAAAGGAAAGCGTGCTGCTTGGCACCGCGTTCACCGCGCTTGGCAACATTCTTCGCGGTCCCTTCCTTGACGTCATCACCGACGCGTACCGCCTGCAGGCGGGCGGCGTTGATGCGCAGAAGAACCTACTTGACTTCTACGTGGCGGCTGGCAAGGCTGGCATGTCGCTGCGCGAGTACACGCGCCTGCTCGCCGACAACGAGGCGGTAGTTACCCGCTTCGGCAGCTTCAAGGACTTCAACAAGGCACTCGAGAGCACGACTGACCGGCTCGGTTCGCTCGGTGTCTTTGGTGAGAGCGCACGGCAGCTGACAGCGACCATGATGTCCAGCGCCACCACGCTGGGCATCCCGCTCAAGC